TGTATGATAACATCTGTGATGCTTTTAAACAAGCTGCAGAAGAGACTGGGGCATCTATTAAATGGGGAGCTGCTTGGTCTGAGGGAGATATTAGGTCGTATCCTGGCTCTGCTGAGGATGCTATGATGGCATACGTAGACTTACGTAGGTCACAGGGACGGAGGCCATTTATTGATGCGCCTCATTTTGAGTTGATGTAATGAGATGGTTATTACTCGCACTATTTTTATCTTCTTGTGGTTTGAGTACTCTCCTTCCGCTAGGCGGATCAGGCGGGCCTACAGTAAATTCGAACGCACAGATAGGTAAAGAGAATAGACAATCTGTAATGAGTGTTGAGCAGACCGAAGAGGTTACTGCAGGTAGAGACATTATACAAACTGAAGTAACAAAAGAAGTAGAGACAGGTAAAGTGGAAAACTTAGATATTATAAATACTAATATACCCCCTTGGGTAATGTTACTCTTAATACTTGGTTGGTTACTACCAACTCCAACAGAGATAGCTAGAGGTTTTATGAATTTTGTACTTACGTTATTTGGAAGAAAAGATAATCCAAAGTACGAAAGATATAAAACATGAGAAACTATAAAAGTGAGTACAAAAAGTATCAAGGTACATCTACACAAAAAAAGAACAGAGCTTCACGTAATGCAGCTCGCAGTACGTTAAAGAAAGTAGGAGTAGTAAAAAAAGGCGATGGCAAGGACGTAAACCATCGTAATGGTAATCCCAGAGACAATAGGACAAAGAACCTGTCAGTTACAACTAAACGTGCTAACAGATCTTTTCCTAGAAATAGTAGAGCAGGGAAGAAGTAATGGCTGAGAAAAAAGGTTCTATGAAAGGCCACAGCATAAAAGGCGGTCACAAGCGTCCTACTAAAAAGGGTGCAGGTATGACAGCCAAAGGTGTGGCTAAATATCGTAGAGATAATCCTGGCTCTAAGTTAAAAACTGCCGTTACTGGCAAAGTAAAACCAGGCAGTAAAGCTGCAAAGAGACGTAAGTCTTTCTGCGCTAGATCTGCAGGACAAATGAAAAAATTTCCAAAAGCAGCTAAAGATCCTAATTCAAGATTAAGACAAGCTCGCAAAAGATGGAAATGTTAGATATAAGGAATTATAAAATGAATACAACAACTATAGCTGTCACTATGGCAGCAGCAATGGGTTTGCTCACGATAATGGCAACTAAGGCATCATCTATGGATTTTTCTGTCGCAGGACAGACATTGTCTATCGGTGCAGACTCTGACATCAACTATACCACTGGTGTAGAAGAATGGGAGTGGGAACTAACTCCATCAGCAGGATTAACTGCTATGGGTATTGGACTAAGTGTAGCTACAGATATTGACATGCTAGAACTAGAAGAAGGAGACATCTTTCAAGGTCTAGACTTTACTGCAAAGTATGAAATACCTAGTACTTTTACGACTTTATATACTGAAATATCAACAGACTCAGATTTAGAGTTTGGTGACGTAACAGTAGGAGCTATGGTTAGTTTCTAATGTGGTTAGCTATAGTCATGTTTTGCATGACACCTACAGATGCCAGTACGTGCACTCTTACAGTAAACAATGAAAATTTATATAGTAATAAACAAAATTGCCGTAAGGAAATGCGTAGTATGGTAGATAATTTTGTTAGTAGAGGTATCTTTTCACAAGGTACTTGCATAGAGATAGGAGTCTCATTATGAAGATAGTTAAATGGTTATGGAGATATTTTAAAAGAATTATATGTGCAGTATTAAATATAAAATGCGGTGCTGATTGTAACTGCAAGGCATAATAATCGCAAAGAATGGCGTATCTACAAAGTAATATACCTTACTTCAAAGCATGGGTAAGAAGAGAGTACACAAAAAATATGCAGGAGTATCACGGTGAGTTCCTGCACTGTATGGTAGTAGCAGTCACTACAATGCCAAACAGAACATTAAGTTTTCAGGTTATTTTTACAGGTTGTGAATCTGATGACCAAGATGAAGAAAACGTACACGGTGGTGCAATGTGGGCAAGAATGCCTCTTACATCGCTTGTGGCAGATACCCCCCTAGAGGAATGGCCCACAGAGCTACCACCGTATTTAGCACAACCCTGGGATTGTATGTCTCATACACACTCAGTATATAAAATAGAAAGAGCTAGTCCTGCTCCTTGGATTGCCAAAGTAGATGGAGAGTTCTATCCTGCAAAGTATTACTTCACTGTTGACTATACAGACAATGAAGTAGCTGATGATCCTGCACAACACAAACAGTCACACGTTCTGGAGTTATTAGATGCAGGAGAATACACAGGTAACATGGTTGCGTTACCCAATAATAGAGTGAGAGTAACTCACCCTGCGTGGTTTGAAACTGGAGAAGGTGCACCAGATTTTAAACCTAATCAGAACATCTTTAACTCTAAAGAGGATGTTGAATACGTTTGGGATACGGAACGTGTCTTTAATAATTTATATAAGGAAAAGTAACTATGGCAATGCATGGAAACAAGATGAAGAAAAAAGGAATGGCTCGTGGCGGTAAAATGGCTATGAAGAAAAAAGGTTATGCCAAGGGTGGTATGAAAAAGAAGGGCTACGCTAAAGGCGGCATGATGAAGAAAAAAGGCATGGCTAAAGGTGGTGCTCAAATGACACTAGCAAAAATTAGGTCTGCAGCAAAAGCTAAAGGCTACAAACTAGTCAAAGTATAATAACTATAAGTGGTCAACCCACACAAATCTAATCTAACATAGTGGTAAAACCACGGAAGGAATATAATTATGACAACAACTACTTTTACAAAAGGTATTGAAGAGTACGAAGATAACGTAACCTTTGGTACAGGAATTACAGGCACTGGTCTAGTGCACTCATTTGGAACACGTAAGATCCAAACATTTGTAGGAAGCCTTGCTGCAACAGACACAAGTTCAGCTTACGCTGACGGTGACGTTCTAGTAGAACTAGGTGCTCTAGATACATCTGCACCTTCAAGCATTGTAACACCATCTAAGTTTTTTATTCATAGAGCTTTGATAGGTATTACAACTGCTGCAGGTGAAACACTTGTAGGTGGTCTATCTCTTAGTGCTACTTCAGGTACAGCTACTAACTCTGCTGTTTCTTCAGGAACAGAGATTGTAGGTGCAGGAGTAACATCCTTTAACGAACAGTTAAGTGCTACACAGTCAATCACTGAGGTTGATGTAAACTTTAACAACACAGCAGGTAACTACCACATATTTGTACCTAATATTACTGCTGCTATCGCAAGTAAAAACTTGTATGCATTTGCTACTACTACGTTAAATGCTGACGCTACTGCAGGACGATTTACTGTTGAGCTAGAATACTCAGTATATTAAGAGAGGAATAATAAATGTCAACTTCCGTAGGCACATTCCAACCTAATACGTTACAATGGAGTGTACAAACAAAACAAACCGTAGATAATACAGCAGCTAATACAAAACACTTTACCTGCACTGGTTTTAAAGTTGTACACCTTCACGCTGACCAAGAGTTTCTAATTAACTTTGGTACTGCAGAAGCAAACTGTGGTGATAACGATCTAGAATTAGAAGCAGGTAACTACACTCTTGCGATACCTGACGCTATTGGTGACACTGTTATAATGAATATCTTAGCAGCAACCAGTGATAACGTAACTGTTAAAGTAGTACTTTCGTAAAACAAAAGACAACCCTGCTGAAATATAGTGGGGTTGTTTTACTCTAAAGGATATCTTAAATGAAAAAGAAATCAACGGTCAATGCTGCAGGTAACTACACAAAACCTACTATGCGTAAGAATCTCGTTGCAAGAGTTAAAGCGAGTTCCAAGGGTGGCAAACCTGGGCAGTGGTCTGCCAGAAAAGCACAGATGGTTGCAAAACAATATAAAGCAAAGGGTGGGGGCTACAAGTAATGAAAGCCTCTCAAAAAAGTCTAAAAAATTGGACAAAACAAAAGTGGCGTACAAAGAGTGGAAAGCCTAGTTCTAAGACTGGGGAAAGATACTTACCTGAAGCTGCTATAAAATCTTTGTCGTCTTCTGAGTATGCAGCAACTACAAAAGCTAAACGAAAAGGCAAAGCAAAAGGTAAACAATTTGTAAAGCAACCTAAAAAGATTGCAGAGAAAACAAGAAAATTTAGAGCAAATGAGGGCGGTATGTCTAAAAAATTTCCAGATTTAACAGGTGACGGTAAAGTTACCCAAGCAGATATATTAAAAGGTAGAGGTGTAAAACTAAACAAAGGTGGTATGCCTAAGAAAAAAGGTTTTGCCAAGGGTGGTAAAATGAATGACATGCGTAAGACAGGGATGTTTTATGGTGGAATGTCTAGAAGGGGTAAATAACAATGGCTGTAACACTAAAAAAATATTTAAACAGCAAACTAAAAGCAAAAGGTCTGACTGTTAAAGAAGCCAAAAAGAACGCAGGTAAATACAAAAGTATTGCTGCAGCCAAGAAAGCAGGATCACTTTACTACACAGATAAAAATGGTAAAGTAATGGCTGCTGTGTATGCAGAAGATCTCAAGAAACCACTTAAACCTAAAGCACGTCCAGGCTCAGGTAAAATTACAGTTACAGTTTTAGCTCCTGCTTTTACTATTCCAACTAAAGGTGCTCAAGCTAAAAGAAGTATTGGAGAGCGAGAGGCTACATCTAAGCAAGTAGCTAAAGTTAAAAAAGTCGCTGAAGAGGGTTTATCAAAAGCTACTAAGTTTGACGAGTGGTATAAAAAGAACAAAGATAAATACAAAAACAGAGCAAGAGCTATGGAAGCTTATAAAATGGGAGTTGGTAGAACAGAGTCCACTAGATATGGAAATTTTAAAGGTGGTATGATTAAATCTTCTGGTTCTCTTAACACAGGTATTGCCAAGCCTAAAAATACTTACAAATAAAGAAAGAAAGTTAAAAGATGAAGTTAAAAGGTGACAAAGTTTTATCAGATGCCAACAAAGTAATTGCTCAAAAAGTTAACGGTGACTGGACAACTAAAGATGACTCTGTTTCTATCTTTACTATTTTAGACTTTGTTAAAGATGCTGAAGTAGAAGAAACAGAGATGGTTCGTGCTCGTAACGAAAAGGGTCACTATATAGCTGATGACCCCGATACTCCAGAGAATGAAGCTTGGACAACTAAGATTGTAAAGAAAGTTACAGGAAAGTCATAACGGGATTGCATTCTTATCTGTAGTAAACTACTGTAAAACATAGTATAACTACTCCTGCCAGTTAGGGCTAACACAGGAGTAGAAAATGTTTAAAAGATTATTTAATAGAATAATAGAAGCAAGAGCAGAATCAGCAAGACGTAAGATTGCACGTATGCAACTTAATGGGATGACTGACAGAGAGCTACGAGATTTAGGAATAGGCAGACATGATATAGAGAGGGTTATACTAACAGGTAAAGCCCTTTGAAGAACATAGTTGGTTCTTTAATGATACTAGGAGTACTTTGGGAGGAGGCTCGTGGACCCAGTAACAATAATCGGTGGAGCTACCGTAGCGTTCAATGCGTTGAAGAAAGGTTTCCAGTTCGGAAAAGATCTTCAAGAAATGGGTGGTCAACTAAATCAGTGGGCTAGTAGCATGAGCGACCTATCCTACTTAGAGCAGAAAAACAAGAACCCTCCTTGGTGGAAAGCCATGGGAGGTTCTGTTGAAGCAGAAGCTTTAGAAATATTTACTGCTAAAAAGAAAGCTGAAGCTATGAGAAAAGAACTCAAAGATTGGATCAGCTTTACTTACGGACCTTCTGTTTGGGACGAGTTAGTAGCAACTGAAGGCAGAATACGTAAACAGAAAAAAGAACAAGAGTATCGTAAAGCAGAAATGATTGAAGCAATAATTACTTGGAGTATATCAGGTGTTATGCTTTTACTAGGTGCAGGCACTCTAGGTTTTATAATTTACATGGTGGCATAATGGCAAGAAACTTAACAGAAAAACAACAGAAGTTCTTAGATGTATTGTTTGAGGAAGCTGGAGGTAATCTATCTACAGCTAGAAAACTTGCAGGTTATGCAGATGGTGTGTCTTCAAAAGCAATTGCAGAATCTTTATCCGAAGAGATTGCAGATCTAACTAAAAGGTTTATTAGTTCATCGGCTGTAAAAGCTGCATATTCAATGTTTGAAGTTATGAACAATCCTACGGATTTAGGTAACAAAGAAAAGATGGCAGCAGCTAAAGATGTTTTAGACCGCAGTGGTTTTATTAAAACAGAAAAAGTAGAAGTATCTGCAGCTAATCCATTATTTATTTTACCGCAGAAAGCTAATGAAGACGAATAAAACTTGGAAGTTACCTAAACCTGTAGAGGTAGATGGTAAGTATGAGTGGCGTCCAGTTGTAAGGGTTGG